TGAGAACGCGATTCTCGATCTGCGCGACAGTTTCGGCGCATTTCGCCGGCGCGCGTGCATCTGGCCGATGGGTTCGGACACCGCGCTTTTTCCACGGCGAACCACGAGCAGCACCGCCTACTTCTTCGGGGAAGGCATCGGCGCAACGCCGACTTCGCCCGTCGGCGACGCCGTCAAACTGACCGCCAAGAAGCTCGGCGCGCTGGTGACGATCTCGACCGAACTGGCCGAGGATTCGATTGTCGATATCGTCGACTATGTCGCCAACGAGCTGGCTTGGGCGATGGCGGCGAAGGAAGATGATTGCGCGTTCAACGGCGACGGCACGTCAGGCTTTGGCGGCATGAACGGCATCACGCAGATCGTGCTCGATGGCGCGCACAATAAGGCAAAGGTGGCGGCGGCGGCCGGGCACAACACGTTCCTGACGCTCGATGCGACCGATCTCGCCAATCTCATGAACGGCGTGCGCGCTTCGGCAATGGCGCGCGCGGCATGGTTCGTCAGCGTGACCGGCTTTGCGCAGACGATCGCGCGCATCGCGGGCGGTGTCGGCGGCGGCTATCTCGCCACCGGCGAACTCGACGGCATCCCGACCCCGTATTTCAACGGCTTCCCCGTGATCATGACGCAAAAGCTGCCGCAGATTTCAACCACGCTCAGCGGCAAGGCGATGATGGCGTTCGGCGACATGTATAGCGCCGCGGTGCTCGGTCAGCGGCGCGGGCTGACGATCGCGCGCAGCGACCACCGCTATTTCGAAAGCGATCAGATCGCCTTGCTCTGCACCGAGCGGTTCGACGCGGTCGTGCATGACATGGGCGATTCCACCAATCCGGGCAGCATCGCTGCGCTGGTCGCGCCGTAAAGGCCGGACGATGGAGGTTATTCTGCTGGTCGCAATTCTCTGTCTCTTTGCTCGACCGACTAAAGGCAGCCGCGTTGGCTACAATCCGCCAACGTCACGCGATCGACCTGACCCTCCTAATTTTGGCGACGACTGATCCAGTCTCCCAAGACTGGCATCGCGAGGAAATCTGCACATGCCCATGAAACTGCTTTCGGCCGACGAATTCCGCAACGCCGCCAAGGATGGCAAGCGCCCCGAGGGCACGGTGTTTCGGTTCGCAACCGAAGAACCGAAGATGCAGGACGAGGCGACCCGCAAAATGCGGTTCGTCTTCTCCGATGCCACGGTCGATCATGCTGGAGACTCGATTGATCCCAAAGGCTGGGACCTGTCGATCTTCAACCGCAACCCGGTCGCGCTTTTCGCGCACAATTCGTGGGACCCGCCGATCGGGCGCGCCTCGGACGTCTATGTCCAGGGCGAGCAGCTCGTCGGCGACATCGAATTTGCGACGGCCGACGTCTATGAATTCGCCGACACGATCTATCGGCTGGTCAAGGGCAAATTCCTGAAGGCCGTCTCGGTCGGTTTTATGCCGAAGGACTGGGCGTGGAGCTCGGACAAGGACCGTCCGTACGGCATCGACTTCAAGAAGCAGCAGCTTCTTGAGATCTCGGTCTGCCCGGTGCCGTGCAACCCGAACGCGCTCGGCGAGGCACGCAGCATGGGGATCGACACCCGCTCGTTGTCGGACTGGGCCGAGAAGGTGCTCGACAGCGGCGACACCGTGTTCCTGCCGCGCAAGGATCTGGAGGCTTTGCGCACGCAATCCAAGATCGGTGCCGAGCCGCGATATTACATCCAGGGCAAAGCCCACTGGCCTGCGAGTTTCGTCGAACGTCTCCGCACTCAGGTAAAGAGCTGGCAAGTTGACCCGAGGGAGGTTCTGATCCTTCCTGAGGGCGTCGAGCTTCGCCAGATTGCCAGCGTCGTCGCCGATCCTTCGATCAGCACGCCGCTGCCGATTGATGACGACCTTGACGTCGACGCGCTGATCGAAGGCATCAAGTCGGGCGCGATCGAGCCGGCCGATGCGCGTGCCACGCTCGAAAAGACCATCGCCGTCGCCAAGTCCGGTCGCCGCATTTCGTCCGCGACCAAGGCCAAATTGACCGAAGCGATGACGCACCACGAAGCGATGGGGTCGTGCATCAAGGATCTGATGGACGAAGACGCGGGCGACGACGGCGACGCCGAACCCGATGGCGATGCCGACGACCAGACCCTCCAGCCCGAGCCGCCCGGCACGATCATTCCCGAGGATATGACGGCGGAACAGCGCCGCATGAAGGAAGCCCGCGATTTGCGCGCCTCCCTCCCGCCGATCGACTGACCGGCACACTTTTTCCCGAATTCGCCCCCGGCGAATGCCCGTTTGGCCTTGGGCAAGCCACTCCGGTGAACGTCGCCCGACGTCCGCCCTCCCTCAGATGGAGCCCCCAAGATGGCAAAGAAGCATGAACTCCGTCAGCAGCTGAGCAAGGCGGTTGACGAACTCGAATCGATGGCCGGCAAGTCGGAAGCCGATGGTTTCAAGCAGGATGTCTATGATGCCCTGAAGGAAAAGATCACCGATTTGAAGGCGCAGCTGAACCGCGTCGAAGAGGCCGAAAAGGTCGCGGCGAGCCTCGCCGCGCCCGTCGGCGGGCAGGAGCGCATGACGCCAAGCGCACCCGCGAGCGCGCATAAGCTCTACGGCAAGCTGAAGAGCTTCACCGATCGCGAAATCATGGGTCAGACCGTGCGCGCGGTCGATCAGGCTTATGCCGCCGGCATGTGGCTGAAGGCGACGATCTTCGACAACAGCGAAGCCAAGGACTGGTGCAAATCGCGCGGCATGACGGTCGAGAAGGCGCAGGGCGAGAACGTCAACTCGGCCGGCGGGTTCCTCGTTCCCGAAGAGCTGATGGCGAACATCATCGTGCTGCGCGAGCAGTTCGGCGTCTTCCGCCAGCAGTGCCGCGTCATCCCGATGGGGTCGGACACGCTCAACTGGCCGCGCCGCGTTGGCGGTCTCACCGCCTATTTCACCGGTGAAAACCAGTCGGTCACCGAATCGCAGGCTTCGTGGGACAACGTCAATTTGACCGCGAAGAAGCTGGCCGCGCTGACGCGCATGTCGAACGAAATCTCCGAAGATGCGGTCGTGTCGATTGCCGACTGGATCGTCGGTGAAATCGCCTATGCCTTTGCGGCGAAGGAAGACGATTGCGGCTTTAACGGTGACGGTACGTCGGCGTTCGGCGGCATTCGCGGCCTGTCGGCGATCTTCCAGGACGGTGCGCACACCGCGGGCCAGTATCAGGTGTCGAGCGCGACGCTGACCAGCCTGACCGCGGCGGACTTTACCGGCGTGATGGGCACGCTGCCGCAATATGCGCTTGGCTCGGCCAAATGGTATATGTCGCAGCAGATGTTCTACGCGGCGGCCGGTACGGTCCTCGCGAAGGGCGGCGGCAACACCATCGCCACGCTGGCGACCGATCCGGCCAACCCGCGTCTGCTCGGCTATCCGGTCGTCATCGCGCAGAAGCTGCCGGTCACGACCCCGGGCTCGGGCAAGCCGATGTTCTACTTCGGCGATCTGTCGCTTGCCTCGGCGCTCGGCGAGCGGCGCGGCGTGACGATCCGGCGCAGCGATGATCGCTATTTCGAGAACGACCAGATCGGTCTGCTCGGGACCGAGCGGTTCGACATTAATAACCACGATCTCGGCGACAATTCGAGCGCCGGACCGCTGGTTGCCGCCAAGTCGCCGTAATCGGCGCACGCCTGCTCCCAGACCCATCTCTTTGACGGAGAATTTCCATGTTTCCTCAACTGAAGACCATTGTCCCGGTGAATGCCGTCGCGGCGACCAACGGTGCGACCGCATCGGGCATCATCGACACGCTCGGCTACGATTTCGCGACGATCGACGTCGTCGCGACGACTGCCGACGTCGTGTCGAACGCGCCGAGCGTCCTGAAGCTGCAGGAGGCCGACGTGACCAACGCGTCGTCCTTCGCCGATGTCGTCGGCTTTCGCGGCGGTACCGACTTCACCATCCCGAACGCCAACACGGCGGCGACGGCGGTGTTGCAGAACAACTTCAAGTTCAACCTCGATACCCGACCGCGCAAGCGCTACCTGCAGGTCGTCTACAGCCCGCGCACCACGCAAACGGTGACGGTCGTCGCCAACCTCGGGCGCGGCGAACAGGCACCGATCACGGCGGCGAAAGCCAACGCCATGACGCTGGCGGAGGGCTAAGCCATGGCCGCCAAAGCCAATGACCTGGCGGCGCTGCGCAAGGCGGTCGCCGACACCTATGAGGCCTATGCCCAGGCAGCGGCGACGCTCGCCGACGCCGAAGCAGCGGCCGAGGACACGGCAGAGCCCGAACCGACTTCGGACGCCGCCTGAAGGATCCGGGCCGACACCCGGACGATATGTCAGCGCGCTGACAGGCGGGGCGGGTGTCGGCCCGTCCCGCCACCCCTCCCGACAGAGGAACCCCGATGACCTTGAAACTCGACCTTGGCGCTGGCGCCACGTCGCCCGACGGCTTTACGCCGATGGGCAACGCGCACGGCACGCCGATCTTCCCGCTCGGCATCCCCGCCGCAAGTATCGACGCGATCCGGGCCAGCCATGTGCTCGAGCATTTTCCGTCCGGCCAGATTGCTGCCGTGCTCGCCGAATGGGTGCGCGTCCTGCGCCCCGGCGGCACACTCAGCATCGCCGTTCCCGATTTCGCCAAGATCGCCGAGAATTACCTCGCAGGCGCACACCAGCCGACCGAGGGCTATGTCATGGGCGGCCAATCGGCACCCGACGACTTCCACAAGGCGCTGTTCGATCACGACCAGCTCAAGCGCGCGATGGCGGCGGCCGGGTTGATGCTGATCCGCCCGTGGCAGTCCGAATTGACCGATTGTGCGGCGTTGCCGATCTCGCTCAATTTGGTCGGCACAAAGCCGCACCGTTCCGAAATCTCGGTGTCGGCCGTCATGTCGGTGCCGCGGCTCGGGTTTCTCGACAACATGTTTTCCGCGATCGAGGCGTTGCCGGCGCTCGGCATCAAGCTGCGGCGCTGCACCGGGGCCTATTGGGGCCA